CCCGTTGCCATATCAATTTTGCCTGTCGGTAACATTCTCCTTACTTGACTACCATAATTTTTATTTATATATTCTTTCACTTTATCATGTATAGTTCCTGACTTTGCGTTATTTCTGATTTTAAATTCGCCGATTTCGTGATTATTTTCTTTATTAAATATTTTTATTATCATTTTTATTTACCTCCTTTTTCTTCCTATGATATTCTTCCTTCCTGTATTCTGCTATGCGTTTCTTATTCTTTTGAAAATATTCTTTTTGATATTGTTTTATTTTACTAGCACGTCTTTTGGCACTTTCTCTAGCAAGTTGCCTATGTCTTTCTGGGTGTGCTTTGTTATATTCATTAGACCTTTTATTTGATGTTATGTGCTTAATTGTTTCTTCTGCCTCAATACGAGATAGTTCTTTCATACATTTAAGTATATCTTTTGAAGTTATGCCTGTTTTATCGTATAATTCTGAACTGTCTGTATCTGTTGCATATTTATATATTATATTTAACAAAAAATAAGTATCTCTGATTTGTTTTATAGCTTCATTCTTTAGCATTTTATTTTCCCTCCTTATTTAATCTAATTCCGATACATCTCTAAAAATCACTTTTCTTCTAGTAAATATCGTATCTTCTAATTCAAAATCTATGCCGTTAAAACATACTTGCATATCTTTTGGTTTCATTACTAGATAAACTTTATCGCCGTTATCAAATTCAACTTCATATAGTTCTCTATTAAAACTCTCTCTTCTTTTATCTATCGTATGTTTCATAAAAATATTTTTTATTATTGTTATTTTATTAATATATACTCCGTTATAATTTTTCAATTTTTATTCCTCCTCGTCTAAATTTTCGCAATAATCTAGCCAAAATATTATATCAATTCCGCCGTCTATTAATTCATACTCGCAAACTCTATCGTCATTGTCTAAATATTCGCAAAATTCTTTTAAATTTGTTCCCGCCGTTTCTAATTCTTCGTTTTCTATTGTCCAATTCCCATTCGTTGTATTTTTTAATGCGTCTAATATTAAATCTTCCATAATTACATCACTCTCCCATTGCTAATTATTCTTAATTTATTAGTATGTTTAAATTTTACCAAATCTTTATAATAAAAGTAATAACTTTCGTATTTTTTTGTAAAAGTTTCGCCGTGATTATTCATTAATTTTATAAAATACATTTTTATTCCCCCTTTATTATTTTTTCTTGTAACTTTAATCTATTCTCAATTTTTTCTTCTTCCATTCTTATTGGTAGTAAAATTGCCTTTCCATTTTCTGAAATTATATTCATTGGGTGGTGATTATGCTTACTTATTTCTATTTCAACATTTTTCAAGTCTTTTTCTTTTAACAATGCTAATATATCTAAAAAGTATTGTATATTAAAAGTTAGCCCACCACTTAATGTGTACATATCGTCTAATTTATTTAGTTTATTATATTTGTGTATTTTTAATAAGTTCTCATAATTAATACTTATCTTTTCAATTTCGCCGTCCATATTTCTTAATTTTTCAAATTGAAATCCGTCGTCAATTTCTTTTTCATTAGGATTTATATATGCTTTTAACTCTTTTGGTAATTGCTCTCCTGTGTATGTTATCAAATAATACGCATTTGTTATTGTGTAGTTATTTCCACCATTTCTTAATACATTCTGAAATTTTGTTTTTACACTATTCTCATTTTGTAACCTTTTAAATGCCTGTTTTATACTATTATTAATTTTGCCCCCTGTAATTATTTCTGTTTCTAGTTCTTTCTTAATTGTTTCTAGTGTTTCCATTGGCTCTTTATCTTCTTTGTTTAATATTTTTACTATTTTATCATATAAATTTTTATTATTCATTTTTAAAATCACTCCTTTATTATAAATTTTCACTTATTAAACTTCTTATGCCGTCAAATTCTCTCAAATCTAGTAAAGATAAAATTTCCTTATAATTTTCCATTACAATATCACTTATATGCCCCAAATCTGCGAATGTTTCATCTTTTATGTAGTAGTTATATATTATGCCCAATAATTTCTCTTTTTGTTCGTCTGTTAAATTTCCATAATTATCGTGACATTTCATATTGTATAAAACTATTATCTGTAACATTGCCGTATCATTTTCCTTTATTATTTTTTCAAATTTTCTTATTTTTTCTACCATTTTAAATCACTCCTTTATTAATTTAAAATTATTGTTTCAAAATCTGCTAAACCATTACGCCTTTTTATAAGTGTTACTAATGTGTTCTCATAATTTTTATAGAGTTGCGTTTTTGTTTTGCTCATATATCCGTTTTTTATCTCTTTTATAAACTCATAATCATTTTTTAATAATATTTTTTCTATCTCATCATGTTTTATATTTTTGTTTATCAATTCATCAAGTAATATCAATGTTTTTCTTTGTAATTCTGATACAAAAACCATTTTAATTCACCCCTTTACTAACAAATTCCATTTTCTCTAAATTCTTTTAAAAGTCCGTATCTTTTGCCGTTCTTGTTAAAATATTCTCCAATTTCCATAAGTTCTCCATAACTCCAATTATAACTTGCAAATTGCCATTGCCATTCTTTTGCTAAATCTTCCAAACTTGCCTTTTTTTCTGTATAATTTTTGCCTTTTATTTTAAAATCTAACATTTTTTTAAAAACTCCTATAAACATATAAAATCACTCCTTTTTTATTTCATATTTTTAAAAAATTCTTTTATTTTTTTATCTGTTTCTGAATAATTTTTGCCCTTAAATATCTCTTGTCTTTTTGCCTCGATTTTTTCTTTTGGTATAGGTTCACTTAATTTTTGCCTTTTTATTAATAATTCTTTTATATTCATAAAATCACTCCTTTTTTATTAAAATCTTCGCACCCTCTCCAATTATAATAACTTTCGAGGGCGATTTTTCTTTTGCCGTTATCATTTATTTTTTCGCCAAATCATTTAAAACTCTGTTTTCAAAATCTTTAAATCTTTCAAATTGTGCCAAATCTCCGTTAAATGCTAGTAAATTTCTTGTTATTTTATTTGCGTAAAATTCTGTATAAAATTTATTTTTTATGCAATTATAAAACTCTATTGCTGTAAATTTCTTTTTTATTTGCCTGTTCAATTGTAAAATTTCTTTATAGTAATCATATATTTTTTTTGTGTTAAAAGTCATCAATATAAATTCATTTATGCCGTGTTCAATCTCTTTTTCCATAATAACCACCCCTTTTTATTTTTTTTCTTCAATCCATACACAATCCCAAATTTGATCATAATATTTTTTTGCCTCTTCAATAGTGTTAAAATCATATTGCCACCCTATAACCTCGAATGAAGAACATCCATAAATTCCATTCCAACATTTTAAAACTTTCATTTTTAAAACCCCCTTTTATTTACTAAAATTTCTTGTTTCAATAGCTTTTCTTAATTTTCTGATTATTTTATTATCCTCGCTTTTTTCAAATTCTTTTAGAGTTTTTTCTTTTTCTCCTTTTCCAAATCTAGTTTTGCCGTTATTATATAGATAATTTTCTAAAAATCTTTTCAATTTTCTTTCCTTGTATGCCTCTAAAACTTTATACATTACACTTTGGTATGTGTAGCACTCCCATGTTCTGTTATAATATCTTATTTTTGCACTCTCCCATTCTGCCCCGTTTATTAATAATGTGCTTTTATGTCCCCATGAATTACTTGTCTCATAATATTCGTTAACAAATTCAAATTTTTTTCCATTTACTTTTTTTACTCTAATTTCCATTTTAAAATCCCCCTTTTTTTATTTTTAATTATGCCGTGAATATTTCTCTACCAATTAAATTATTTGTTTCGCTTGCTGTATATGCCACAAATCTGCCCGCTTTAGTTAGTGGTAAATAGTTATTGTATTTATCGTGATAATATACCTTCTGTCCGTACCAACCTGCATTTTGACTATACCTTAATAGCCAAATAGTTCTATATGCTATTATAAATATTTCGCCATTATTATATAGCTTTTCGCACTCTTCATCTGTTAGTTCAATTTTTCCACCTATTAAATTTATTTTTTTCATTTTAAAATCCCCCTTTCAAATTTTGCCCGTATTATATGTGATTTTCTAGTAAAATTTTTCTTGCAACATAACCAACTTGATTTTTATAAATATCCCAAATTTTACTATCGCTCATTTTTTCCATACTTTTATATCCTGCATTTTTATAAAATTCTCTAATATCTGCATAATATATCAATAGGTTTCCATATTGTGCTATATTAAAATCTGCCTCATTTTTAAATTCGTTATAATAGTGTTTTATTTCTGAAAGTCCGAACTCTTGCAAATCTTCATAAATACCAAATAAAACTGCATTTAATTTTTTATTTTTACTAAATTTTTTCATAAAAAACCACCCCTTTTTTTATTTTTTATGTTATTACATAACATAATTATATATATTTTATAAAATATACATAACTATATTATATATTCGTCACCTATCGTACTAGTAAATGGTTCTAGCAAGGCACTAGACTTTTTCAGAGGGTTCTTTCCTTTAGTGGCGTTTACACTTTATGCCACCTTTCACCCACCGAACTAGCAAGGCGTTCTAATTTTCAATGTACTTCGTCGCGTTTTTTTCTGTTCTTGTTATTTTAATTATAATACCACTTTTTTGTGTTCAACGACTTTTTACAAAATTTTTTTTGTTTTTTCGTCGTGATTTTTCAGAAAGTGTATTATACAAGATTTTTTCGTGTTTTTTTCGCTTAACTTAATTATATTTTAACATCTGTTTTTTATGTACAACGGATTTTTACAAAACTTTTTATATTATTTTTTTATACTGTTTTTTGCTTCCGCTTCCGTTCCGCTTCCGTTTACATTTTCTATTATATACCCATATTTTTTATACAACGTATTTTTACAAAAAAAATAAAAGGGATATAAAATCCCTCTTTTTTTCAATCCCTTTTTTTATGCCTGTTCTTCTATTATAATATAGTTTTTATGGTTTTTTGTAAAATAGTTGTTAACTACATCTATTTTATTATATACATATTTTTTAATATTTCGATATTCGTAAAAGCCTGTTTTGTTTACAAGTTCTTTTTTGTTTTTATATTCTGCGATATATTTTATATCATTTATACTTTTTATATATTCATATAATATAAATATTGAATCTTTTTTCAAGTAAATAGATTTTTTATTTACATTATCAAAAATTGCTAATTGTTTTTGACTTTTACCGAACGCCACCGCCCTTGTATAATTCATTTCGATTTTATTAATATCAATGTATAATATCCCGTCGTCTATCCAAGTACCTATAATATAATTTTTTCTATTTTTTACTATTTCGATTTTTTTCAATATGTTTTTTTCAATCTCATTTATATTTTTTATAGTTGTTTTATATTCAAATTTTTGTATACTTATTGTATATCCTTTTAAATCCTCTAAAATATCCAAATTGCTATTGAAGCTACAACCACCATTTTTTTGTGTATATTCTATTATATTTTTAATTTTATTATTCATTTTTTTACCCTCCTATTATTTTATTTTATTTTGTATAATTCAATGCATCTTGTAATATTGAAAATTCAGAACCATTCAATCCTATAATATCAACATAACCATAACAAATACTTTCATATACTATTATGTTATTTTTTTCAAATATTTTTTTGTGTTCTTCCATACTTAAATTATCGTATATTTCAAAAATATTTTTATTTACTAACAAATTATAAATCTCACTTATTATATTCATTCTTAATTTATCCATTTTTCAGAACCTCCTTTTTTTATTTTTTTTATAGAGTTGTAATACAATTATTAATTATAAAGTCAAGTATTTTTACGTTTACTTGTACTAACAAACCCCAAACTACTACTACTGTTGTTAACCTTCCTATAATTAAGTATATTTTATTTTTTTTAGTGTTTTTTATTTTTACTTTCATAATATCACCCCTTTATATTTTAATATATGAACCTTTACAAGCTATTTACAAGGTTTTTTACTAGCTTTTTTATATAGTAGTATTCGTTACTACTGATATTATAATACCATATTATAATTATATTGTCAAGCTTTTTTTAAAATTTTTTCTATTATCTTTCAAAACCCTTGCGCCTCTAGTAAAGAACTTTTTTATATTTTTTTATTTTTTTATTTTTTTATTATTTACTATTATATTATATATTTTTATTTTAGATTTTTTATTTTATTTCATATATATAATATATATATTTTTTTATTTCAGAATTTTTTATTTTTAAATCCTACTTTATGTCTACTTATCTAGTATTTAATACTATATTATATAATATACTATACTATATTAATATTATTATTTTATTATTTTTATATTTTTATTATTTTTTTATATTATTTTATTTTTATGTTAACTTATCTAGTTTTTTATACTAGATCATATCGTTTTTTATGCTAGCTTTTATGGTGGCGTTTATTAGGTGTGAGAGTGTGCAAAACTACTTTACATTATAAATCACAATTTTTGGATTTTTTCGTGTACCCTTGGCGGTTCTTAGATAATAGAAAAAATAGTTGATAATTCTATTAAATCTTAAAACATCAGTAAAATAAATACTTTCAAGACTTTTTTAAAAGTCAAAAAAAACACCTGGAGGGGACATTTTGCATTTTTCGCGGAGGGTCACCTCCCGAAATTTTTTAAAACGTCTCGCACGAGAATCGATAAAACCTGCAAGATTAGTGCTTTTGGAGGAATTTATATAGGAAATATAGTCTGACTACGCATTACGCACCACTTACGCTGAAACGAAGCGAGAGTAATATAACGGATATAAGATACGGAAGGGGCTAAAATAAGCGAACGCATTTACGCTAAATCGCCTGTAGCCCTACTCTCGCAAGCGTTTCAGCCACCTATGAAATGTCAACCGTGTGCTGCACTCCGTGCCGACACTAAAAAATGAGCATTTCATAGGTATTCTATACGCAAATATGGAGAAAAAGGAAAATAAAGTATTGAGTTTTGGGGTAAAACGTGATAGAATAAAATAAGAAAAATAGATACCGTAAGATTTATACATAAACGATAATAGTTACGAATTATGGAGAATTAAGGAGGGTAACTAATGAAAGATTGGATAGGAAATAATCAGAGTGCTTATGCGACTTTAGGAGCAAGTAATCATAGTGAACTTGAAAGAGTAAATAATGATTATTATGCGACAGATCCTAAAGCGTTAGAGATATTCCTAGATAAGATAGAAGAAGACGGAATAAGGTTGCACAAGAATATTTGGGAATGTGCCTGTGGTGAAGGTCATTTAAGTAAAGTGTTAGAAAGTAGAGGCTATAAGGTTTGGAGTACCGATTTGGTTGATAGAGGATATGGTAATGGTAATACGGATTTTTTAAAAAGTATTCCAGATAGTTGGTGTGGAGATGTTCTAACGAATCCACCATATAAATATGCTAAGGAATTTGTTGAAAAGGCATTGGAGGTGACAAGGATAGGGACATATACTGTAATGTTCTTAAAAATACAGTTTTTAGAAGGTCAAGGGAGAAGAGAATTGTTTAAAAAGTACCCTCCAAAATATGTATATGTAAATAGTAAAAGACAGGTCTGCGTGAGGAATGGTAATTTTGATAAATATGGCAATGGAACAGGAACAGCTATCTGTTATTGTTGGTTTGTATGGCAAAAAGGCTTTAATGGAGAACCTATAATAAGGTGGATTTAAAAATAAAAAATAGGAGGAATGTTTATGAGAGATGCAGAAGAAATCATGAAGGTAGCAGTCAAGCAAGGGGAAATTCCTGATGGTTATAACCTTGTAGAAGCTGAAGCTTTTAATGCTATGAGGCAGTTAGTAGTTATGTTTAAGAGAGGAGAGATAAGTAAAGAGTTAGCAGGTAAAAACAGAGAGAGAGTCTATGGCGAGTATAATAAAGAGGCTAGAGATTTTGAGTTTGTTTACAAGCTCTATAGTGATCATACACATAGGGTAGTTAAAGATACCGAAATGAACAGAATGAAATTAAGGAAAATGCTACAAGGTAAGGGTAAGAAATTAGAAGAAGCTGATTTTGTAGAAGCTCTTAAAGTGTCACTTGATATTATTGAAACTGTATTTCCTGGGGAAATTACTGGCATGAACTCTGAAATACAAGGATTTCCGAAGGGAGGCTTCTAATATGAAAAAAGAAGATTGCGAAATAGGAATGTTTGTTGTTGTTATAAAAAATGTTAATCCTCTAGGTAGAAACAGATTAAAAATTAAAAGAATAGGTAAAATTGTTGGCGTGTATGATGGTTTCGTAAATTTACTACTGTTTGACTCCAATATTACAGATACAGACATGGAAGAACCTATAATAATAAATAAAAAATTATATGTTGAATCCTTTGAGTTTACTAAAATAAAAAAAATACAGAGAGAAATAATACATAAGGAGGAATAGCCTATGAAACAAGAAGAAAAAGTTATGTTCCTCTATCGGAAAACTAGGTAATAAACGAACAGCTAAACGTTATTGCGAGCTACATAAGTGTTATATTAATCGGGAGAAATTTATTTTATAAAAGATACAAATGTTATTATTGCAAACATGGTAAAAAAATTGAAGATTAAAAAAAGGAGTGAAAGAAATGGGAGAATATATTAATAAAAAAGTACAGATTGATGCTGATACAGGTGAAGTTTTAGACGAAAAATATTGGTTAGGCTACGATGGTTTCTCTGAAAAGGGTTACAAATACAGAAATAGAGCAGTTCATATTAGATATTATTTTGACTCTCTACCTGATAACTATGATAATAGTTCGCTATTATTGTTATTTATGATAGCTGAATTGATGAATGAAGAAAATATGCTGGTATATCGAGTTAAAAGAAAAAGCAAATTTAGTAATATTATATACAAACCTATGGATAGGGATTATATTAGGGAACATTTAAGGTTTAAATTCGGATTGCCTAGATTTAACAGGTGTTGGAGTGTTCTCAGGAAAACTGCATTAAAACAAATAAGGTATCATCAGTACCTTTGTTGGGCTGTTAATCCCTCTATTGTAAATAAATGTAGAGATGTTCCTTATTGGCTATATGATGCATTTAAAGAATACATGAATCCTCACTTGGCAGCTAAAACTGTTAATAAATTAAATAGAAAAGTCAAGGAGCTTTATGCAGACGACCTTGAATCTGATGTATTTGACGAGTAAATAGAGTAAATAAAAATAAAATAGTAGTTAATTTTATAATTAATTGCTATTTTTTTGTCTTTAAAATTACCTTAACCTACTCTGACGGGTAATAGCACAGGTAATGTTTATTTTTCAAAAGATAAAATCTTTAAATCCCTTATATATATATTATTTTATTAAATATATAATATATATATATAAGGAATATTTTTTTATGATTACCTGTGATTACCTAATTACCTCTAAAAAATATATATATTTTATAATAACATATTATACACATAAAATATAAAATATAAAAATGTATAAATTGTGTATGTGTGTTGTGTGTTTTTTTATTATATGTATATATAGTATATGTGTGAAAAAAAATGGGTAATTAGGTAATCGCGCCATCTATCCTTAGAGCCACAACGGTTTGAGGCTTACTTCAGATAGGTAAATTACAGGTGTTTGAATTACCTATTTTGTTTTTTACTTACTTGTTAAAATAGCTGTAATACTATATTTCAATACTATTAAGAGCTGTTTTTTATATTTTTTTAATTTTTCGTATTTTTTTAAAAAAAATAAAATTTATTGAAATATAACGAATATATTGGCTTAGGCTACATAAAAATATAAAATTTAAAAATGCTATTTCATTAGAGAGAGTAAGGAAAATAGTTTTAATAGAATAAAAAAAATAAAGAAAAGCTTGCTTGACACTTTTAGGGAAAAGTGATATGATTGCCACTATGAAAGAGAGGTGTGGTATATGGGAAAGAAAACAGAAAGTGTAAAAGTAGAATTAGATGTTCTTGAAATGTTGAAAGGATTGAAAAAAAGGGAAGGTATTAATATCTCAACAGCTATAACTTTAGCAGTAAAAGAAAAATATGGGGATAGACTTAAAGAAGAAGATATAAATAAATAATAGGTGAGGTGCTAAAGATTATGGATAATAATATTTTTAAGGAAATTAATCAAAAAGCTGATATAAAAAGATTAGCTGAAGCGTATGGTTTTAAAATTGATAGACAAGATAGAATTAATTGCTTTATGCATAACGATAAAGAACCTAGTTTAAAACTTCATACAGAAACAAACACATGGTGGTGTTATGCTTGTGGAGAAGGATATACTCCCATAGATTTTGTTATGAAAAGATATAATATAAGTGCATTAGAAGCAGCAAAAGAGATAAATAGAACTCTTAATTTAGGAGTAAATGTCGATAATTTTAATTCCCAAAAAGAAAAAAATATAAAAACTGGGGAATACTTTTACAGGAGAGCAGACGGAAGTATCACTATGAAGGTTGAGAAATGGGTAAAACAATCAACAGGACAAAAAGAATTTTATCCGTATGCTTTAATTGATGGGAAATATGTGAAAGGATATGTTGGAAAATTAGAAGCACAGGATTGTGTTTTGTATAATTTACCCGATATTTTGAAAGCAGATGTGGTGTATTTTACTGAAGGAGAGAAAGATGCAGATACTTTAAAAGAGTTGGGGTTTGCAGGAACAACGACTCCAGGAGGAGGAAGAGGATTAAGTGGATATTCAAAGAAAAATCCTAATTTATTTGATCCAATCAAAAATAAAGAAATAAGAATTATATCAGATAATGATGAAGTTGGAAGTGAATACATAAAACAAGTTGTAGAGCAGGTAAAAGATAAGGTTAAGAATATAAAAGTATTTAATTTATGTGATGTAATGCCTAATTTAAAGAAAAAAGGAGACATTTCTGACGTAAAAAATGCTATTGGAAAGGAAAAAACTCTTGAATTTTTGAAGATTTTAGAGGAAAAGACACAATTTTTAGAGTTAAAAGAAGAGGAAAAAGTATCAGATAACGATGATGGCTTAGATTTTAAAACAAGAGAAGATGTTTTTAATATAAAAGTGTTTGAAAGACTATACCAGGATGAAATAAATAGCGATATGGATGATTTTTTAAAGGTGTTCAATAAAGTGAACAGTTTTTGTCAGCAAAAGCGTTATACGGGATTCTCGAAAGCATATAAGCTTTATAAAGATAGTCAGCAAGATCAATATGTCTATGAATCGAACTTTTTAATGTTTAAAGGTTTAAATGAAAATAGTTACAATACAAACAGATATGAATTATCTCCTGAAGGAATTATATATGAGAATATTCCTAATGTTGGAAGAATTTTAGTTTGCTATCATCCAATTGTACCAATACAAAAATATAGAAGTGCAGAAGATGGCTCTGAAAAGATAAAATTAGCTTATTATATAAATTCCGAATGGAACTATATAATAGTTGACAAATCAATCATTTCAAGCACTCAATCGATAATAAAATTATCTGATTTGGGCATAGCTGTAAATTCAGAGAACGCTAAATATTTAATAAAATATTTAACTGAAATTGAGAATTTAAACAAAGATAAAATAAAAACAGAAACTTCTGTTTCAAGGTTAGGATGGATAAATAATAGATTGATTCCTTATGATGAAACGTACGAATTTGATAATGCGAAAGATTTGCCTAGAGTTGAAGAAAGATTTGGAGTTTCTGGCAACTTAGAAGATTGGGTAGAATTTTTCAAAGAAAGAAGAAAAATAAATAATATAACAAGAATAATAATGGCAGGAGCAGTTGCTTCTATACTTTTAAAAGAATTAAAGCAGAATGGATTTACTATTCATATTTTTGGAGAGAGTGGTTATGGAAAAACTTTGGCTTGTATGGTAGGACAATCAATTTTTGGAAATCCATCTCAAAATGATTCTTCGGGAATGGGAATAAACTTTAATTTTACCAATGCGGGATTAGAATATAGGTTGAATTTATATAATAATATTCCTTTGTTTATAAACGAAATGCAGTTACAAAAAGATGCTAAAGATTATGATAAAATGTTGTTTATGATTGAATCAGGTAGGGGGAAATCAAGATCCACTAAAGTTGGTGGAGTTGGAAAAGAAAATTCGTGGAACAACGTAGTTATTACTAATGGAGAAAAAAACATAGTAAAAGCTAATAGTGATAATGGTGCTTATAATAGGTGTTTTTGTTGTGAAATATTAGAAAGTGCTTTTGAAGATCCTATAGAAGTTGCGGATTTTGTAAAAGAAAACTATGGAAATCCAATAAGAGAAATATTAAAACATTTAAAAGACTATGATATTAGACAGATATTTAAAGAAAAAAGAGAAGAAACAAAAATACAAGGCAAAAGTATTTCTGAAAAACAAAAAACACTTGAAGCACTTATTATGACTGGAGATAAGATACTTACAGATATAGTATTTAAAGATGAATTTTATTTAACAATCAAAGATTTTGAAAATAAAGTTGTAAAGGAAAAAGAAACGGCAATAGAAGAAAGGGCTTATGAAGTAGTTAAAGATTGGGCTATAACCAAAGAAAGATGTTTTTTATCTAAAGATAGTGATGGAAGTGAAGATAGATATAAGAATATTGATATTTATGGTAAAGAAATGTCAGGTGTGAATGAAGGCTATATAGCGTTTTTAATACAACCATTAAAAAAAGTTTTAGAAGAAAACGGCTTTGATTTTGGGCAAATAACAAGTGTTTGGAAAAGAAAAAATTATACTAAATGTGATAAAGGTAAAAATCAAAAAACTGTTCAAATATTAGGAAATAGTGCAAAATGTATAGTTCTTAATATGGAATTGAATAATGAAATGGAAGAAGAAGACGAAGAAAACGCTTACGATGTGGAAGATATGGTTTTACCATTTTAAATTAAAAATTGACTTTTAAAGGACAATATGTTAAAATTTAATTAAAGAAAGGGAATAAAAATGAATTATTTTGAAGGTTTATATACTTTTGTTGAAATTGCATTGCATAATAATATACCTCAAAATGATATGACTAAATTAATTCGTTTTTTAAAAAATAAAGATACAGACGGCATAAAAGAAAGTTTTCCACAATTGGCAAAATTCCTTCCTTATAGCGATTGGTATATTGTCCAAGGAAAAAATATGTTATGTATTCCTGCTTATTTTTATGATACATACCAAGCAACAGGATTATTACCGAATTTAAAAAACTTCGACAAAGATCCTGATTCAAGTAAACTTGAACATTGGCAGTATATCAATCCGATTATGTTTGAAATAAACCCTAATAAAGGTTTTGGATTTGCGAAAAAACTTTATCCCGATTGTGATGTGTGGAATTTATTTCTTTCTGGATGTGCAAGAATGGATTATTATGAAGGTGGAAATGTTTCTTTAGAACAGCGAATTAAATATGCAATAGTCGAATATATGATTAGGCGACCACAATTTTTTACTACAGAAGATTTTGTGGAGAATGAAATATTACATAAAAAATATAAAAAGGAGGAGAATTAAATGGCTTATGAAGTAATTTATGTTTGCAATTCTATAAACAATCAAAGAATTAGACAAGGAGAATTAAATATTTTAGAAAAGCACGAGAATCAACTTTATTTTGAATTTGGTTCTGATGAAATGAATAAAAAGAAAAGGTTTTATAACGATATTGAAACTTTAAATAAAGATTTTGATGCACTTATGAAACTTAAAAATAGTGAACAAGTAAGTGAACAAGTAAGTGAACAAGTAAGTGAACAAGTTGCGGATGGTGAGTTTAGAAGCGTTCCTATTTTTGAAGAACATGAAAAAGAAACAAAAAAAGAGTCGAAGAAATTACCAAAAGAAGAAAAAACAGACAAATATAGAATAATTAAAAGAAAAAAATAAGATTAAGGCTACTGTGTTCAGTAGCCTATTAAAATAAACGAGAGAAAGGAGAAAAAAATGGCAGGGAAAGAAAATAAGAGTGGAAAAATCAACCAAGCAGGTAAGGGAACAAAATCAATAAATTTTGAGACTGATACACATACAGATGATTTGGCTTTAGCAAATTCCGTTTTTCTTGTACCCAAAGAAGAGAATAGAGAACTATCCGAGCAAGAAATTCGAGATGCTATAGTTTATACAAATGGTGTAACATCTTTAGATTTTATGCTTCCAGAGGAAGAAAGAGAAATTTTAGATAAAAACTTGAATAATTATAGTGATATGGAAAAAATGCAAAAAGCTCTTAATTTGGCAAAAAAGAATAAGTTGCTAAGTGAAGATGTTAAAACATTAGGGCAAATATCTAAAGCAAATGAACTAATTGATAATATGTTTGATGTAATGAATAATCCTGAAAATATAGACATGATTAATAAATATATAAGGCAAAAATTAGAAGCAGGACAAGATGTGGCAAAGGCATATAAGGAGATAGGATTGATGGCTAAAGCAATGATAGATGCAAGAGAGGGAATGATTAGTAAATTAAAAACTAATAAATCTGGAAAGAATATGAAGATAGCAATTAAATTTACTAATGATAGTGGAGAAGATTTTCAATTAGGAGCTGATATTGATGGATGATATTTTAGAAGGAAAATCTATATTAGCAGAAGAAACAAAGAAAAATACTGGAGTTTGTCAAGATTGTGGGAGAATTTTTACACAAGGATTTAGGATAGATAGTAAAACAGGGCAAAAAAAATTTAATAAGTACAAGTATTGTCCTCAATGTAGAAAAATAATAACTAAAAAAAATGAAGTAAAGACGGCAAAGGTTTCGATTAAATATCAACCATACCCATGGCAACAAAAGTTTCATAATTCATCGAAAAGATTTAAAGTTATATCTGGAGCAGCCAGAACAGGTAAAGACCGTAGTTGTACCATGGAATTTACTAATAAATTTATACAAATGTTGAATGAAGATAGAGATTATACTTATGTTCCAAAGGTTCATGGATGGATAATAGCTCCTACTTATAGGCTTGCAGGTCAACTTTTAAGAGAAATTATGAATACATTTCCAAGAGAGTTAGTCGTAAATTATGATAAAGAGAGTTATTCGATTGATACAATTAATGGTGGGTTAATTGAATTTCGTTCGGCGGATGATCCTGATAGTTTAGTTTCTGTCGGATTGGATATAGTTTGGATAACAGAGGCAGCTCGTATTAAACAATTTGATATTGTTATTGGAAATATTACCGACCGTTTGGATTCTCCAGGAAGAGGTCCAAATGGAACAGGAGGATTATTACTTGTAAACAGTTCTCCAAGAGGAAGAACATTTTTTA